TAAGCCTAGCAGATTCTTCCGGACAATCGACATCAAACAATTTGTCATAATACTTCGGAGGCCGAAACTTCCTTCCTCCTTTCTCAGTCGAAATATTGATGAACTCATGTTCATATAGGTCGGGGTGATCGTCATAATACTGACGAGCTATGCCGGGCTTACGAGACATACGGGTGAACTCAGGCTCGAGATTAAATTTATCGTAAAACTCCGCTTCCGCTCCGTAGAGCTTCTTCATAACATAGCGGGCAGTATATGCGCAGGTCTCCCAAGTCACAGGAGCAACGACAACAAAGCCGTTAGGCCAAACATCCTGAAGAGACGAAGAATTAAAATACTGAAAACCTTGGGCAGATCGCTTATAGGGAACAAGATCATCAAGCGCCAATCCAAAAATGATTGCATGATAGTGAGGACGGAACGTCAAGGAACCATACTCGCCGCAAGCAAAAAAGCGAATACCTTCACCAAACTTCTTTCGAAGACGCTTCATGAAAAGCGTCCAATCACGAGGTTCCAAAGAAAGAGAAGTAAAAGCTTCACCGGTAGAGGGATCATCGTATAGATGAAGCGGAACGTGCTCTTCATCATAGGTCAGAGTGACAAAATAGCTGGACTTATGATACTGAAGCTCAAGCATACAGCGATTAGCCCATTCACGGGACTTCTGAAGACGACAGCCGGAACATTTTCCACAGGGAATTTCAACGAACTTTGTAATATCACCGGGACGGCCATAAGCGGGATGTGTGCAACACGCGAAGCCATCACCAGAACGTTCGAGGTGGTCTACCTCGTAGCTCGTCACCTTGAGCAACCGTTTGCCATCTTTTTCACCTAATTCAAAGGCTTTCAAGGGATGATAGCAAGGCACGAAATCACCTACCTTGTATGGGGATATCGTATCCCCATTCACAGAATTTCAGTTAAGAACCTAAAAAAATATTTATTATAACAGTTATAGCAAGAAATGTAAAGAGCAATTTCATAGATAGTTTATAAATTTCTGTAAAGATATTCATAATTTTCATCTCCTTTATAACATCATAACATAATCTAAAGTGCCACGCAAGCTAAAATTGGTGTCACTTACGCCCATACATATCAAGAAATGTATGGGCGTAGACGCTCGCTGGCGCTCGCTAGTGCATATCTATTCGCTAACCGCGCTCACGCTTGGTTACAAAACAGAAACTCCGAAGCAGAGCTTCGGAGCTTTCTGTTTTCTATCAACGATACATATCAAAAAGATATTGAGGATCATAATCCCAGCCAAAAAGATCGGAGAAGATATTAGAAGCAGCTTTACCAATCTCACGAGCATAGCCAACAGCAGAAGAAGGGTTACGTACCGAATTATCAGAAGAATACTTAGTACCTTCATAACTCTTATCAGAAGAATACTTAGTACCTTGATAATGCTTATCAGAAGAATACTTAGTGCCTTCATAATTCTTATCAGCAGAATAACGAGAAGCAGCAGCTGAAGTATCAGCAGCATATCTTGTAGCACCGGCATGAATACCAGCAGAACCAAGAGTAGCATCACGAGAAATATTAGCTACAATCTCCTCCATAGCAGTATACTTATCAGCAACGGCTTCTTGAGTACGAGCATTAACATTAGCAGTCTGAAGCTGAGTCTGCGCGGAAAGAATAGAACCAAGAACCTGAACCAAAGCAGCATTAGCAGAGGTATCAACCTCGCCTTTAGCTCCGGCAGAGGTAACGCCGGAAGCGGTAGCACCGGAGGTAACGGCAGCGCCGTTACCTCCCATAGCACTAAGCACCGGATTAAGACCGGCAGCCTTAAGGTCTCTGATCTCTCGCTGATGAGCAGTATTGCTCATATATTCCTGCCAAGAACGGCTTTTAGCGGCCTCCTGAGCGTTAAACTGCATCGCAAGGGCATTTTGCCTCTCCTGCCAGTCGCGTTGCTCAGAAGCCATCTGAGCGCTTTTAGCGGTGTTTTCTGAAGCAGTCCGAGTGATACGAGAAAGAGCAGAATCCAAATTACCGACAGCCGGCACGCTCTGAACCTGAGAAGCATCCTTACCAGTAGTCATTAGATCACCTCTCAATGATGGTCAATCAGACCAGGAATAGAATACATAGGCATAGGACGGGTAGTCCGGTTCTTAATGTAAATATCGGCAAACAACTGATTGCTAACAGCAGAAGTAACAGCAAGCACACGATCTACGTTTGTCTTATCCTCACGAATCCAAGAATCAGAGAGCATAGGCAAAGCAGAATAATCATCAGCCAGATGCCAAACATCAAGAGACTGCGCGTACTCAGAACGCATCTCACCGGTTACACGAGATGGCTTATAACGGTAATCAGCCCACGCTTCCTGATAACCAAAGACCTGATCATCAATGACAGCACCAGCGGAATCCTTAACGCCAGGACCCTGAGCATAAATCTCCTTATTTTTCACCGCCTGTTCACCGATATTGGCGAAAACAGGCCAATAAAAGTCAAAACGGTCTTTACGAGACCAGAAACGTTCAAGGCCCTGCTGATAAGTGTGGTCGTAACGAGCAACCATAACACCAATGACAAAGCCATGCTCTGTAAAAGACTTGGTAAAGTCAGAATGTGTGTCCGTGGTGACAGACATACCAGTAACAGTACCTTGGGCAGTTTCGCCGGAGGCCGTAGCAGACTGCTGCACAACCTGATTGATATTGATGGGGACACGGTTACCACCGAGATATTCAGGACGCTGAAGACGGGCATCCGGAGAAGTCACGCCAAAATGAGACTTGAGAATCTCAATATAACGAGAACCACCGCGGGCGTCTTTCTCATAGAGCTTCTGAATCTGAAAAGCCATGCGGAGCTGATTGATGGAAGCACCAAGACCACCGGAAGAAAGCGCGACCAAACCAGAATTAAAAAGATCATCACCAAGCTGAGAAACAGTAGCAACACCTACAGAACCGTTCAAGTTAGACGAAGAAGGAACTGCCGTACCAACAGAAGAACCAAGAGCACCACTATTGACAGCCAAAGTTGAACCACCAGGAACACTCTGATAACCGAAAAGACCAGTCAAAGAACCATCAGTTAAACCTAAAGACTTTCCATTACCAACAACAGGATATTCACCGGACGTAGCCGAAGGAATCAAAACGTCCGGGCCTTTCTGAGGGGACGGAAGACAACTTGTGAAATAATCATGATACTTGGCGGCCTTATACGGAAGACCACCTTTCGCAACATCAGTCACAAACGTACCGGTATTAACACCGGCTACAGTAGCATCATCGACAGGAACAACGAGCGGGTCAGATAGATTTTCATCACGAAACCATTCATTCATCACCAAGGCATAAGCTCGGAAGGGAAGAGCACTAACGGAAAGATTAGGAACGCCAGTAGGCACACCGAGATAGTCGGCAATAGTTCCAACAGACCAGCCGCCAGAAGAAGGAGCAGTAATCTGAGGAATTTCATACTCAGTCTGAGGAATCCACGCAGATTCCGTATTCTCACCGTTGAACTGCTTCCAATGAGACCAAGTAAGCCGGTTCGGTACGAAGAAGAAATACGTATCGAGATAAATGTTATCCATGACCGGAGTGAGCAGCGTCTGCAGGCGCACAACCTTGGATGTGTCCACGTTGAACGTATCTCCCGGTAATACTTCGTCAACAAAAAAAGGAACAATGTCACCAACGTTAAACGAAGTCTTAAGAGAATGCGAGCGGTCAAACGTCGAACGCCGGATATCAATGTTTGTGGGATTAAGTGCAAAATGAGATTCAACATTGCGGTTCATTCCGAAACCTCCTTTTTCGGCTCAACAGCCGGTTTTTCCTCCTGGGACGGGTCAGTCTCTCGCTCGGGCTTGATTCCAAGCTTGTCGAGGAAATCAGGCTTATCCATACCGGCCATAAACTCCGCGAAATTGTGATTGAACTTCGCACGGATATCCACAGGAAGAGAATTGAAAAAGCTCTGACCTTCATTGACCCTGTTCAGAAGGTCAGCGTAGGTTGTAGGCATATTAGTAAAATCACCATAAGCGCCTTGGACACGCGAAAGCGCGTCAACGTCGCCATTCTGAAATCGAGCAAGAATCACGTGGATATCAACAGCTTCGGCGTGGGATTGAATAAAATCATAAAGGTCTTCTTTACCAGATTCAACGAGATCCATAACTCCATTTTCATCAAATTTAGGCTGATAGAGAATCCTTTCGCGCTGACCTCCATTTGAAGGGAAACGAGTTCTTTCACGGTACTGAGTAGCGAATCTAAGCTTTTCATCATACATAATGTCAACCGTCCTTTCGCTGGATGGAAGTACCATCCAAAATCACCTCGGGAAGCTGAGTAAAGATCGTGCCGGTCTCATTGTCAAACTCACCGATCTTACAAAGGGAATAATCTTCAATGTGGGAGAACAGCAGACTTTCCTTCTGCATACAAGCATGAGCGAAGTTACGCATAGCGGAAGAATCATTCTGGTCTACCGTAGGCGGAAGAAAGCCCGTGCGGGCATCACGGATAGAGTAAACACCGTATTTCATTTACATTTAACCTCCAAAACTTCAAGAGTAATCTCAATTTTATTCCTTAAACCACTCACAGTCGGATACCTCCACGAAAAACAGTCGGATTAATATTAATCTTCTTGGACTTCGCAGCAGTACGGCGAAAGACTTTCTTGTCTTTCTTGGGACGCATAGGTTTACGCATTAAATACAACTCCTTTTCAATGATTTAATTCGGGCCAGCTGATTCCGTTCTTCAACGGCAAGCTGCTCTAAATAACTAAGTGTGGTCCTTTGTAGTTTTGCTTTCTGCGCTTCAGCTGCCATCTTCTGACGAAC